CTTCTGGAAGTGAGCGGTGATAATATTAACATGCTCAGCATCCTGCTTCTTTACCTCAACTTCTTCATCAGGAAGCATACCCATTATTGACTTAATCTTTGTGATAAGTCCAGTAAAGATTTTCTTTACAGTCTCGATAAACTTCATGAAGATATTTCCAGTCTTAGCATTAGCTTCTGCTTCAGCCTCTGTGTAGAGATATGATGCATCGTCAAATGTACCACCTTCAACATAAATCTTAGTATTTATATCATCTATGGTTTGATTATACTTAAGCTGTGTCATTTCAAGGATAGTATCAAGGCGAGAAGCTTCGTTAAATAATTTAGCATCAACCTTTCCCCAATACTCCCATTGTTTGCTTATAGCATTTGAATTAGTAAAATCCATATGTTTATATTCCTTTCAATATGAAATATTCTTTAATATAATTATCTTTTTGTTTCTATTAGTAGGCATTTACTTTTATTATATTCACATTAAAGTAACTTATTAAATGAAAGGATTTTTATATTATGGCTGAGTTACCAGTAAATCCAACATTTAATGTTAATGATTTTAATGAACCTAAAGTTCTATCTCCAACAGAATCATATATAACAGATGTATTGATGATTCTTTTTGGTAGACCTGGATTTTATCCATCTATACCATCACTTGGTATGTATATACAGGATTATCTTTACTCATTTGATGATGAGATAGATACAGAGGCTATTAAATCAGAGTTAGCATTACAATGCTCAGAGTTCTCTCATTATATAGATAGTGGTGATATGGATATTATCACTACTAAACATAATGGAAACTTAATGTTATTATTCCTAATGCCAATTGTAAAAGATAGTAAAGATTTCCAATTAGTATTAGGAGTTACTACGAATGAAAAAGGAGAAATCGTTTATAACTTCGTAGAAAGTGAACCACAGATAATTTAAAGAAAAATATATTTATATGAAGAAAGGTGTAAGCGTAATGACTGATAAAGAACTTACTAATTCTACAAATATAACAAGAGATGAGGATTTAGATTTAACATCAATGCTTAATGCAGTTAAAGAAGAATCCAACGTAGTAAAAAAAGAGGAAGTAGCACCAGCAGAGGTTAAGAAGTCACCGTTAGAAATGTTAAAGGAGACAGAAGCAGCAAATCCTAAAGGAATAGTTGTTGAGAATAACGACCTTAAAGCTGATAATGGTCCTCAGAAGAATATCGTTTATAACGATGAAAGAATGGCTGATATTAAAGAAGAGATTAATAACTACGATACTACTCTTAATAAGAGAAGTAAAGTTACTCTTATAAGAAAGCCAATGACTCAGTTAGAATATGTTCAGCTTATGGACGAGATTGAGTCAGTAGTAATCAACCCTGATGGTTCTGTATCTTTTGACCTACAGGATAAGTATGGTAATAAACAAACACCAGTATTTATTAGACCAAGAGAGAAAGATGAACCTATATTTGATTTCTCAGTTTTATCACCAGATGAAATTAAGGAATTGAAAGAAAAAGGTGTTGATGTAAAAGAAGCAGATGGAGTTCCATCTAAAGAAGATACAACAGAAGAATCATCAGAAACTACTGAAGAAGAAATTTCTCCAGAGAAAAAGAAGATGGTTGAAATTCTTATTGATAAGACAGGACTTGGAGGAGATTTCTTCTTAACAGAAGATGAGAAGAAGAAAGTTACTGAAGCTGAGACAATAAGAATTAATGAAGTAAAAATACTTGATATAGCTGCAATTAAAGCAAAGAGATCAAATGTATCTTTCCAAGACCATATTAAGGAATTTAATATATCTGGAAGTAGAACTACTATTTGTTTCCCTGCTTCAGGATTTAAAGCTCAGATGAGAGGTCTTTCTTATGGTGAGTATGCTGATGTGGCTTTATCAATGGAGAATGTTAAATTCGATCAGTACTATAAGAGATTAAGTATCATTTATAACCATATGACAAATATCTCTTGTGGTGAATTCAAAGACTTTGAGGATTTCTTAAAGCATTTTTCATATACAGATATATCATTGGCTCTTTATGGTCTTTATATTTCTACAGAGAAAGAGAAGCAGGAAATACCTCTTAGATGTGGTAATAATAAATGTGGAAAGACATTCAACTGGGAATACCATACAAGAAATGTATTAAGACTTGAAAGATGTGCAGATAAATTCTTGGAGAAGATGGAGGAAATTGCAACAGCAAAACCAGCAGATTATGATAAGATTGCAGAGAATGCTGCTGTAAATAACTCTAAGTATATAGAGTTACCAGATAGCAAAGTTGTTTGTGAGATGGGTGTTGCTTCAGCATATGACTTCTTATACAACTTTATTCCACTTATGAATGAAGAAACTTTCAAAGATGCATTTGGTCAGGAAGCAAGTCAGGTTTACATGGATAATGTACTCTTATTGACATCAGTAAGAAGTCTTGATGTTCCTGATGGTGAAGGTGGATATATCCATTGTGAAGGATATAAAGATATTCTTGATGCATTATATTACATTAGTCCAAATGAGATCAAGTATCTTGCTGCTCACACAGCTAAGATTCAGAGTAATTGGGAAGTAACTTATTCACTTGGAGATACTAAGTGTCCACATTGTGGTTCTGTAACTAAGAACCTTGATGTATCAATGGATGACTTAGTTTTTCAGACATACAATCGCTTGATGAGTACGGAGATAGAGCTGAGCAAAATTCCAGAGTTATAGATGAAACTCTAGCTCTTTTTAAAGGTGAATTATCATATGAAGATATCATGTATAATATACCTAAGAAAAGACTATTCGAATTGCGAGATGTTCGTATAAAGCGATTGTCAGAAGAACAGAAGGCTCTTGACCGTCAACAGAAAGATGCTCAAAATCAGATGGTGAGAGACTCAATATTGAAAAAATAATATCGGCTTTTAAAATCATTATTTACTTTTTGTTGAAAGGAAAATAATGGATAGAATGGAACAAAAAATAGATGAGTACTTTAAAGAAATCTCCAAAGGAGATTATGAGAAGTTTGAGTCTTTAATCTTAAATGACTATGAAGAAGTAAGGAATTTATATTTCATACTAAAAGATTATAGTCAAAGTATTAGTACAATAGATTATGAATGTGATGTAGAAGGAGATAAAGATATCGCTAGAATAATCATTCACACTATTGATGATACTTTAGATATAAAAGACATAATATGTGCCAATATACCAGAATTACATGATATTGATATTTCTGGTAATATAATCAATATTTGTATAGAAGAATATTAAACTTATAAGAAGTAGGATATGTTATAATATCCTACTTCTTATTTTCTTTTAAACACCCACAATAATAAAATAGGTATATATTATTTATATGTAACGTTGTAAGAAAGGAAGAATAATTAAAATGAAAACTAGAAAGAGAACTACAAGGAGAGTGCTCCGCCCGTGGGTCAAACATTTTCTGACTATAAATAGGATATTGATTATAGTTGTATTTTTAAGTATGATGACCGCTACTACAATAGGTACAAAAATAAATACGGAAGCAATGGAGTTTCCTACTACAGAAAATACTACTGAAAAAGAAGTATTAGTAGTTAATGATGCTCCAAGTTCTATGTTCCAAGAGGAGGTATTAGAAACAGAAACTGATAGTAACCCCGAGAGGGTGGAAGATGATGAAGATTTATTTGATGATTATGAGGAGGTAACACCAGAAGAAACAGTTCAAGAACCTACTATAGAATATAATTTAGATAATATAGGCTATGTAGGCGTATCGGGGTTAAGAGTAAGAGAAAATCCTGATATAAATAGTAATGTGGTAGAATATTTATCATATGGAGATAAAATAGAATATAGTATATATGATGATGAGTGGTTAGTGATTAAATTAAATGATAACTATTCATATGTAAGTAATAAGTACATAATAGACACATTACCAAATTATAGAGCAAAAAGTGTTGTAGGAGATAAGAGAAAATCTTATATGGATTATACTGCGATTACATCAAAGAGTAGTCCACAATACAAATTACAACACAATCATGCTTATACAGATGATACAGGAATAAGAATGGTAGATGGACGATACTGTATTGCTCTAGGAAGTTATTATACACATAGAATAGGACAATATGTAGATTTAGTATTAGAGAATGGAGAAGTAATTGAATGTATCATCGGAGACCAAAAAGATGATAGAGATACCAATGCATCAAATACAATAGCTCATGATGGAAGTGCTACTGAATTTATAGTAGAAACTAAAGCATTGCCTAGAATGGTAAGAAGAATGGGTGATATTGGATATACATATGATGGTTGGTTATCTAAGGTAATAGAAATAAGGATATATGATAAAATTTTAGATTTATGATTAATAAGTAATTTATATAATATTTTAGTGTAATTAAATAAGAAAGGAAATGAAAACTATAAGAAAATAATAATTTACCACGGTCTTAACAGGGAATTAATTCTAATTAGTTCCTTGATTAGATATAAAAATATTTTATAAAGGAGAAACAAAAATGGCAAGTAATATTGTAAACACGAAAGCAGGTATTAGACCTGACGAAAACGAGCTGCCGTTTACCATCAAGACTAGCGATGTTGAGAAGTATCTTCAAAATAAGGTTGATGCTGTAGTTAGTAAGCTTGGTGGAGAAGAAGTAACAATTTCAGTTTATTCAACTGAGGTAGGAAAAGCATTCATACCATTCATGGTGGTATTACCAACAAGTGTAATGAAGAATGGTAAGAAGCAAGCACAGAACAATATCCCGAGAATATTCTTGGGTGGTGGAGATGAAGATAATGGTGAAGTTTCGGCAAATATGCGTGACGAATTCTATCAAATATTTTCACCATACGTCTACAGTAAAGTAGACGAAGCTGCATTCTTCTCTGAGGATTGGAGAAGAGCAAGAAAGGTGAATAGAGATACATCACCTGTTCTTAAGAGATATAGAACTCCACGCATAAGTAGAATTAATCAGGGTAAAGAGCCAGTTGTTATGCTCATGATCGACCCATTGAGAATATTCCACGATATGCTTACCATACCAGATGATAACAGAGCATTTAAGCCTGAGATTACAGGTTGGAGAAGAATTCAGGACGGTGAGTTCATATATCAGATGAGACGTGTACTCAACAAGAATAACAAGAAGAAGTATAAGTACACAATTATGGACGAGCTCAATAGAAAGTTGAGAATTCGTAAGTAAATAAGTATCTAAGCAGCTTATCTGTAGCTAGATTAATTTCTAGCTACAGATTTTTAACCAATGTGAAAAAAAGTTGTATTCTTAATATTCTTATGAAGAATACATTGGTTTCCGAAAGGAAGAAGGAGAAAGAAAATGGAAGTTAAATTAAGTTTGGATGAAGTAAGAGAATTAGTTAAAAATCAAAAATGCTTTGAAACAGAAACTTGTTTCTTAGTGAACTCATACAAAAAGTATGATCCAAAGTTATGTTTTGTATTGGGTAAGTATTTCCAGTTAGATGGAAAAGGTAATCCAATAGACCCAATAGAATACCTCACAGATAAGTCATTTACTGATAAAATGAATATAGATTTTAATGGTGTTCCAGTATTTATGTTCGGTGACTATTGGGTATCAAAGAAAGGATCCCATTGTTTTAAATTAAAGAGCCCTATGACAGCTAAGCACCTGCTTATAAGGATTGATTGGGGTGGCTCATTCAATAGAACTAGGGGATTAACAAATGAAATGGTTGAAAATATTCCAGAGGTGTTATATTATCATAAAGCATCATCACATGGTGGTGGAGATGGTTACGATTACATCATAGTACCTGTGGGATTTCGTAAATCATTATATGATGAAGAATTTGACGGCGAAAGATGTGTTACTATATCTAATGATAATAATGCTGATGTTTATCGTGATAAATTTCAGAAATACTTAGATAGTAGATTTGAAAAGTATGATAAAGAACTCAAAGAACTTTTGCCTGCTGATATAAGAGAGATTGAAGAGTGCAGAAATAAATACCTGACTGAGGTTCAATTAGCACAATATCATCTGCATGATATATGTACAAGTAGAATATTATCAGGGTCAGCAACAATATCTATATCTATTTATAGATTATATTTTACAATCGGTGCTGAGAGAATCTTCTATACAGAAGAAGGAATAGAGAGATTTAGAAAGATATATGATAGTTATAAATAAGGAAAGGAATAAAAGACATGAAAAGAAACTGGATAAAAGTAGCAGGTATTGCAATATCAATAGCATCAGTGGTATTCATAATGGATACTGTAGATCTAACTCAAGCATCGGTACAGAAAGATGTTGTTACATCTTCATCTAATATGTATAAGAGCGAAAAGGAAAGAGTATACAGAACTATTCAGCTGGTAAAGGAACAGGGTTACTTTGAGTTAGATGAATATGGTATTGCCTGGGAAGGTTCTTTAGATAAGAACCAGTACTGGGAAGTTGATGTATATGAAACTGATATGGACGCGGAATACGAATGGTATAGATTCCATTTTAAAGCACCACAAAATTATGTATATTATGAAGATATCATTAATTGGTATCCTTCATTAAAGGATAAGTATATCAAGCTTAAGATACATAGAGGTGATGCTCAGGTAACAGAAGCTTATGGTGAAGTGAATAATAACAAGATACCAAAAGAAACAGCTAAACCTGCTGAAGTAGTTACAAAGGTTGAACCTTTCCCTACTGAGACAAAGGAAGCCTCTGGTGGAAATTATGTGCCGATGCCTTCTGATGAGAAAATAGTTGTTCAATACAACAATAAGACTTATGATATTCATAAGAACGGCGTTGTAGAAATCAAGTAATTTATTTGGTGAGTATATGGAAATAACTATATACTTACCGTTATTTTTTTATTTTTAACCACAGGTAAAACTTTGATATAACTTAGCAAGGAAGGGATAGTACAGAGATGGATAATCAAAAATTTGATGATTACAATCCGTTCAGTGTTTGTTTTAATGCACTACGCATGAAGTATCAAATATATGATGAGTCATTAACAGCATCTAATTTTCTTAAACCGACAGACTCTGTTAATGTATTTATTAATCTTGAAAGTGTTTTTAAACACCTATCTATGTTACAAGATTTAGAGCAAAAGATTATATTACAGAATGATTTTAACGAAATCATTATATCTGATATAATAAATTTAGCAGGATTTTATAAGAGGTTTTTTAAAGGGAATGGATTAGATACAAAAGTATATCTATTCCATACAGATTTTCAATCTAATGATTTTATTCAAAAGAAATACAATGAGGATTATAGATCTTATTATTTAATGAAGTTTAATAAGAATCCAAAATTTGTAGTATTTACAGAAAAATTAATAAATGAGATATTACCTAATGTAAGAACTATATGTGAATTTATACCTGATGTATATTACTTATCAAGTAATAATATAGAGGGTTCTTTAATTCCATATATAATAGGTAAAGATAGTGATAGAAAGAATTTAATAATAACTGGAGAGTTGTATGATACTCAGTATAGTTTTATTGATAACTTTAATAATCACTATATAAGAAGAAGTTTTGCTAATCAAGTAATAGCAAATAATGTAGATGAGTATCTTTGTTATTTATCTAAACAAACAAAAGAAGAGATAAAGCAAATAGATTACTTGTATAATTCACATCCTCTTTATTGTACTTTATTATCAATAATAGGGGATAAAAATAGAAGTATTGGAGGGGTACCTGGGTATGCCTTTAAAACTCTATCAAAACTTATTTATAATGCTATCAATACGAATATTATTCGTACTGATACAACTAATCCACAGCTAATAGGAACTATTTTTGATGATGATGAAGATAGAGAAGAATTTATTAATAGCTATAAGTGTACTGATGTAGTTTCTTTATATAAAGAATTAACAGATGCGGATATTACTTCTATCAATAATCAAATATGTGATAGAATAGATATCAATAGTATTACCAGTTTAAATGGTGATAGATTCTATAATCATCAAATTAACCTAGAAAGCTTATTTATATAAGAGGTGAAATATGGCTATATTTAGTCGTGTTGACAAATTTCAAAAATATAAGTATATAGTAAAGAATTTAAAAATTCTACTTCCTGATGGAAAAGGAGAAATAGAATTACACACTTCCAAACTATTACAAATAGACTTAGAGGAAAACTTTGAAGAGAATTTCTTTCCTCTATTTAAAATCGTATTGAGTTTAGATACTGATAGTTATTATAAGCTATTAGAGAATAAAAATAAAGCTCAATTCTATATAAGAATAAATAAAGCATTTGCTGGAGAAGATGAAGGTGCTGAATTAAGTTTAGAAAAAGCTTTTATCAACGATACATATGATATTATATTTGATGAGAATACTGGAGATATGCAATTAGCATTAAAGAATGAAGGTAATAAAGATGATTATACTAAAGCAAGAGAATCAACTATAAATAGTTTATCTGCTGTTAGTGATAATATGTGTACTTTCTATTTATTCAAATCAAATATAGGTGGTACTAAATCTAATGTAAATAAAGTATTTAGTAATATCAATGTAACAGATGCAATAGCATATTTAATGTCTGAGGCTAAAATAGATAATGTCTTAATGGCTCAACCAGATAATAATACTGTATATAAAGAATTTCTACTACCACCTCAATCTGTATTAAAAAATTTACAATTTATAGATACTTATTATGGTATTTATAGAGATGGTACTATGATGTATTTTGGGTTAGACTATACTTACATTATACCATACAATGGTAAATGTGTAGCATATGCACAAAATGAAACTACTGATACAAGTATTATTATACCAAAGAGTTTTGATTCAGATTATGGTGGAAAAATAGGATCTTTTAGTAAACTATCAGAACCTACTAAGAATTATATAATTGGTGATTATAAGACAGTAAATATCAATAATCAATCTATTACAGATAACTATATAAAAGGTAATAGTATGTATGTGATAGATTCATATGATGAAGATGATGATGAGGAAGTTGCATCAGAAGCAGAAACAAAAACAGAGAATTTCACAAAGATGTTTAAGAACAATACAGAGAATCAGTTTATAGCTAGTATGTATACAGCACAGACTAATGCTAACTCTGATGTTATTACAGTGAGATTATTTGATTTTGATTTATCAGCATTAACTCCTAATAAGAGTATTAAAGTAATATTTGAAGATACTGAATATACTAGTAGATATAATGGACAATATATATTAGCAGGTATAAACAGTGCTTTTAGAGCTAGTGGTGAAGAAATGGGAATTTCTAGTACCATAGTTTTAAAAAGAGTTGTGAAGTAATCACAGTGAATAGTTAATTCTATTCACTGTGATTTTTTTTTGCTACTTTTGCTGATTAACCTTGGTTATTCACAGGCTGGTTGGTTTGTCCGCCTTGATTACCAGTATTATTTACATTATTCTGGTTACCTTGGTTATTATTTGTCTGCTGATTATTGTTATCGTTTGGCTCTACAGTTTTTGGAACCAAAGCAAATAATACCTTGAAATAATCTATATATCTATCACGGCTTGCATTACACAAACTACCAGTAAATGTACTAATAGCCGATGTAAGCCATTTACCCTTATCACCAAGAGCATTATCTGTATCAGATTCTGTTAATTTCTTGATACAATCATCGCCAGCAACTTTTAGTTTATCAAGTGATGCAGTTAAAGTATTAAGAAACTCTTTTGGATATTTTTCGCAATATGGAATCATAGTACCATCTATCATAGCTTTGAGATTACCATTTGCGACTTCTACAGTTTCCATTTTAGCTTTACCTACTTTATAGTAGTTTGTTAATATGGTATTAATATCATCAACACCTTTATTAGTTCCTGTCTTAACACCACCGTCAATAAATGTAAATAATTTACCATATAAATCATTCTCATTATTAACACTAGCCATAGTTTGCATCGTGATAGTATTAAGATTTGTAATAAGCTTAGTGATATCTTGAACGAATACCGTATCATTCAAGTTATGATATGGTAAGATATTTATAGTTACGTTACTATAACTTCTATTAAGTAATGCAGCTTTATTTTTTTGTAACCATATATCATTGGTTCTAGCCATCTTTTCAACGACTTCTTTAAATGCATTTATGATTTTCTCAATAAGTTTACTTATTGCACCTATCAGACCAGTTTTATTACTACCAGCACCATTATTAGGTTTATCACCATCGTGTATCTGAACCTTTGTATCAGGTTTATTATTCTGATCATTTCCTTGAGGTTTATTACCACTAGGTTGCTGATTAGGTTGCGGCTTCGCTTGTGCTTGTGATGCCTGTTGCTGAGCTGGTTGTGATTGAGAACCATTTGGTGCTGGTTGAGCCGTATTATCCCCATCTTTCTCAATAATCAATTGATATCCCGTATCTCTGTAATACTTTTCAGTAACATATGCATTCTCCAAGCATATAAAATTATATCTAAACTCTTCTTCTATCATACTTACAGTCTCGTTACATACAATATCTAAGAAGTCAAAAGACTCTAATGATAACTGTGAGTCAGTTATAGAAGGTTTTGAATAGTTTGGTTGTATACTCTCACTAGATTTCTCTAATGATTTATTTATATTATTAAGACGAGTAATCAATGCACCACATATATCATTAATGAAATCTCTATATGTGTCTATAAAGTCTGTTAAAAATACTTTATATGAATTGATTGTGTCAAGGTCTTTATACTCACTATTGACATTATTACCAAATCTTTCGAGTAGTAATTCTATCTTCTGGTATGTATCATGTACCAAAGTAGTCAATGCTTCCACATTTTTCTTGAATCCTATAAGTTCCCATAACTTCCTGTCAACATTCTCTGTATCAAGCATTGGTGGTTCTTTTTCAACATCGTTTGCAAGTATCTCTAATTCATTTTTGTACTGCTGCCTAAGGGACATATTTAATCCAGATTCTTTAAGAACATCATCAAACATCATTAGATATTGATCACCTTCTTTACCAATTCTATCCAGACCCTTTGATATTATTCCTATTGCATTCACAATATCAACATATGGTGCATTGTTATAATTTCTTTCTTTATCCTTAGATGGCTCATCATACATATCATTATACAATAACTGATAATTGATATTATTTTCCATAGTATAATAACTATATATATGGTTTGATAACTCTAGAAAAGCACCACATCTATTTTCTATCATATCATTTGCTAACGAATGTGTATCAGTAGGGAAAATGATATTACCATTAAATCCTTCTGATATAATATTAGCATTAATCATATCATTATATAATCCCTGAACAGAGATTACCTTAGATATTAATTCCTGTACTTTAAGTAATACACAGAATGTAGTAAATCCCATAACCTTATCTACAACACGTATAGCTTTGATTATAATCCTATGAACTATAGCACTATTTGTGAATGGAGTAGCTTTATTCTCTTTCATCAGACCTAAAAGTTTACTCACAAATGTCTGCAATATGGTTAAAGTTTTATTATATTCAGATAAAATCTTTCTACATTCTATCTGATTAGCTTTAAATGAGTTTACAAACGGAATTACAGTTCCATCAAAATAGTTATTATCCACTTTAACTTCTGTATATTCAATCTCATTCTTCAGTGCATTTATCTCTTTACCATATCTAACATTACCAACTACAGTTTGTTTTTCCAATCTAAATACAGCAGTATCTTCAAGCAACTCCATAAGTGCTCTATCATCTACTTTATTCTTGATGGTATTATTCAGTAACGTTTCTATCATTCTACAATAACTAACCAAATATTTAAAATTGAATGATTTTATATGTTCCTCATTCAAATTTGTAACAGTGAAATTTAGTTTATCAAAACTAAACTTACTTATTTGATTTAGAAATTCTTTATCAATATTAGGAGAAATACCAAGAAGCTCATTTTCTATCATACTTAAATATTTCTGGTGTATATCAAATTTAAGATTATTGATAGCATCTATCGGTAATCCTAATGACATATCAGAATTGGCTTTATATATATTTAAGTCATTACCACTTCTTTCTTGTAATTCTTCTACAATATATTCGTTAATTGCTTTCATCAATTTTAACCTCATATATTCTTAGTCTATTAAGACTGTGTTTTCAAGCAGTATTAATAAATAAGAAGTGGTAATAATTTAATAATACCACTTCTTATTTACTGGGTTATATGAATAAGGTAAACTTTCTATCATCAACCTTTTCAAGAACTTTTTCTTTATTATCTATCATGATATTTAATGATTTATCTATAGTCTGTAGCATACTCTGTAAGAAGTAATTAACTGATGTCTTCATAAAATTAACACTTACTGTCTTAACTTGAGAATCTTCATAATCAAATGCTGATATAAGAGTATTTACTTCATTCTTATACTTCTCTATAGTAGCTGTCATATCACAAATATAATCAAGATTATTCTTTAATATAGATATACAGCTTACATTCTCTGTACAAGCTGGACTAAATAATCCATCAATGAAATCTTTATCTTTTGAATCAGCTTTATCTAATTCTTCTTTAAATCTATCTACAACATCAGTATCATTATTATCCAATATTAATACTTCTCTAGTAAACTTAACCATACCATCAAAATATTCACGATATATAGTCTCTGCTATTTTTATATCTCTTACCTCACAACAACCGTCAACATCCATTCTATCTGGTAATTGATATATTTCATGAATTTTATCTTTACCAACACTCCTTAGAGTATTGATTAGCTCCAATTTCTTTTTATCAGTTTCGGCAAAATCCTTATTGCCATAATCTACCATTACCATTTTTACATTCCCTCTTCCTTAAATAAATTCAAAATCAGAATTGGAAACCTCATCTTTAATAGAGTCAATGGTCAAGGCTTTATTTTCATTCTTAGTTTCTCGTGTAGTTACTTCTACTGACTTACTTGACTTAACTCTAATAGTATCAGAAAGTTTCCTTAGTGTCTTAACAAGTTTTTCCTGTTTAGCTACTATCTCTTTTTTCTTTTGTACTGTAAGTGCAGAATTAGCTTCTACACAAGTCTTGTTCATCTCCATGAACTGTGCTTGAATATCTAACTGCTCTGATATATTTCCTCTTAAGTAATATACCTGATATACAATTGCTCTTGTTATTGGTATAATAGCTATGGCAGCTGCCATTACTGTAGCCATTCCTATTACAGCAGTTGTTCCAATAAAATTATCTCTTGAATTACTCATTGAGTCTAACATCTTACGATAATTAACTCCTTGAGTATCACAAACCATATTAAATTTCTTTAACTGCTCAAAATAGAATTCATCAGCTCTTAGCTTACTATTCTTAATCACCATAACAAGTGTATCACTATCTGGTCTTTTTACATACTCTACAAATGAATATATTAAAGCAGTAGTAGCTTCAACACAGAAATATACATAACTATTATATTCCATAGCTATGTATTCATTTTTAGCCTGAAAACCTTTCTGGTATGAAATAGACATGTTTGAAATATTCTCAATAGCTTTTTGAACTATTTCAAGATATTTAATTACATCACCTGCTCTGTTTTCTGCTGCTAAATCTTTTATAGTATTGAGAGTTCCTTCCATTGCAGAATAACCCTCATAATCTTTTATATTTCCTTTGGATTTTGGAATACCACCAAAGTCAATATGCTTCTTATCTATTACTGACTGGAATAATTTCTCTTCAAGTTTTCTTGTAACTGGTGAATTAACATCCTCTAAAACTGCTTGAAGTTCTTTGCTTTCTCTATATGATAAAGTCTCATTCTCAGAAAGTATTAGCATTGATTCGTAATACGGATTAAAAGCCATATTAAATTTTCCTTTCTTAAATAAAATTATCTAGAAATCATTCTTCCTATTTCTTTTCCAAGTTTATTGGAATTCATAGCATTATCTCTTTCAAGAGTTTCTATTGAATAAGTCTGATATGTTTGATCACCATCATAGAATACTGAAACTGTTCCACTTCCTTCGTCCATAATAACAAATGCCATTAAAAAAAGATTATTCATAAGCATTCTTACCATAGCATCTTTTCTTATATCAATACCATACTTATTCTGTAATACATCTACTTCATAAGAAGATATTACTACAGTAGCATTAGGTATGATTGCGTGAGGAACTGTGAAATTGGTCATTCCAACTTTCTTATTCTTTAATCTCTGTAATGTACCAAAGAAAGGAGATTTACCAGCTTTCTTAACAGTATCATTTTTAATCTCATCAAGATTAAGAATAATATCTTTAAATAAAGAAATTTCTCCAGTAGTCCATCTTAAGAATTTAAAAAGAAGAGATTTATTCTCTATACCTCTCTTTAAATTATCTACCATATCATCGGTTTCTATAACATGCATTATAGTCTTAACACCAACTACAAAGTCCATATACTGAACAAACTCTTTCTTATCATTAACAGCAACCAGTCTTACCTGAACTCCTAATGGAACCATATCATTGGTTTTCTTAATATCTCTATCAAGCAATTTAGGAGCTTGTACGCCATTACTGATACCAGCTAAATCTTTCTGTCTTTGAAGACTTGCTTTACCTGATTGAGCTGTAACAAATCTATCGATTATATCTGCTTTATCAGCAAGATCAGCTTCATAGAAAGATTCTAATGGTCTAGTATCAATTTCAGAAAGATGCTCTTTCAATAATTCCTTATGACTTTCCAAAATAGCTCTATTAGTTTTATTACTAATATTGAATACCACTCCATATGAATTGTCTTTACTCATATAAAGTTTATACTTACCATCTTGTACTTTTTCCATATATGATTCTACATCATCAGGATCTACCATTAAGTCATTTAATGACCCTTCCAATTTCAAATTCTGATGCATCTTTCTAAGATAATCAAGTGGAGTTGGATTAATGGTAATATCAACTACAGAGTTCATAGACAGCCAAGTCTGGGTAAAGCTAGCATAAACTTTATCTAAAGTTCTAGACATGGTATTAGCCATATCCAATGGAACGGAATCTGCTATCAAACAAGGAAACTGGAATGTTGAATCTTTGGCACCCCTCGTTATAGTTTTGGTATTTAACTTCACAGAATTAAGCTGTGTAGCTACCTCTGGTCCTTTACGCATTACATTTAAAATGTCGTTAATAAAACCCATATGTTTCATTTCCTTTCATTTTACTATAAATTATCTATTTGTTTCAGGGTCGGGTTTTTACAGGAGAAAAAAAAGAATAGGGAGATTTAATCCCTATTCTCTATTAATTATTCTTCTGGAAATTCACCATTATCAAACACAACAGGTATGTCGAATGGAAATAATTCAGATAGTTGCTCTTTTAACTCTGATGTGTAATCGGATTCTGGAAATGACGTATAATCTACCAACCCTTTATATACCCACTGTGCTGAATATTTTCCGATATCTAATTTACACACAATATCCTTAGTTTCCAATACCTCAGCAGATGCTTCACCGAACTCCCCATTAAATATAAATTTTACTTCTAACTCTTTTGATTCCCAGTAATTTTTCTTCACGCTATGAACTTTGTATACCAGAAACATAAAACCACCTTTCTTTCCTTATAAACTTATCATCTTATTATAATAATCTCTGAACTTGATATTATCTACCATAACAGATTTTTCTTCCATGTAATCAGTAAACTTGGCTAGGATGCCAGATATAATTTCGATATTAACAAGGAATACCCTATTATCCAAATCAATATCTAATACCGTTTCTATATCAAAATTCCCATCATACGTATATTTTCTCATCAATAATATAGAATCGTCTGTAATGCGAAAATTATATACAATACCTTCCTGATTTGGATATAGTATATCAGTAATATCCCTCTCATATAACCACTCACTAGACATTGGAAAATCTGATGTAATTCTTGGTATCTCATTATATACCATATATAATCCATTTTCTTTTATAATAGACATAAAAAACTCCTTCCCCGTTAAAGCCAGATAGGTCATCTATAAATTTAATCCCTATTCTTCTTATTATCCTAAGCAATTCTGGTTCTGTAGATATCATAACTACTTAAGTAGTCAGCTATATCAACACCATTAATCTTCGTATTTGATTCCTGTAGGAAATCAATAATTCCATTCCATATATTAACCGGAATTATCTTGTTGAAAGTAATATTTCCATTGTCAATATCAAGTATAACATCAGATGACCTTACTTCAAACTCATTTGCTATATCTCTATATCTATACAACCTGATAAAATCTGAGTATATAACTAATGTATATACATAGTCATTCCCTGAATCAATATTTTGTACCAATCCAGTGATATCCATCTTAAGTGCACCATCACTTCTCTTCTGGTATATATCATTGGTAACTTCAATTCCTGGGTGCTCTTCATCATAAATAAACAATGTTGTCTTGTGCATGATTTCTTTCATTTCTTATACCTCTACTTTCCTATTACCGATACTGATGAATTTAAAAATAAATAACCTGTTAATGTGAGACCGTCTATTAGAGTATGATGCTTCTCTAACATCTGGATTATTCTATTAAACTTTTTATTTTCTATATTTGTATTACAATGGTTTCCTCTATCAGAAACATTGATAATGTTCTCAATACCATATTCTGAATCGAAAACACTCACTGATACAAATTCATTAGATATATTTAGAATATATCTATTTCGATCAACGTAATTAACCTCACCTATTAAGTCGTTAATAACCATATAATTGGTCATACCGTCTTTCTTAATCAAATCACTTGTTACTTTCATAGCTTCCCTTTCCTTTATACAACTATTTTTAATAGTTTTAATATAATATAAAAATTGTAGGTAATATCCAATTCATCTACATTCTGATACCTATCAAATTCTATATCTCCCTCAATTACTTTAAATACTGATTTATTATCAAATGTGCGATAATAACCAATATCCAACGCTTTCCATTTATACGAGTCAATAAAATTCCTTAGCATCTTAATAGTTACTATCTTATTTCCTGACTCTACCGATTTTATAAACTGAGAAATGAACTTAATTAAATAGTCTTTATGCTTCTCATAATTATCATCACTTAATCCTTTAACATCCATTTTATCAGAGTTATAATAGAACTCAATTCTTCTCCCTATATTGATATACGATGTATAACTATTCTTAGGTCTAAAATTGATATTCTTACCAAACTCTTGGAACTTACAAAGTTTACAAGTAAAGATTGCATCTTTCTTAATAGAGATAATATCATTATTCTCTAGTTGATTAGCTTCAAAAAATAATCTTCTTGCTTCTTTAAAAGCATTATTAAGACTTTTAACAAATTCTGGATTATTTATCTGAATTTTTCCTATATTAACTTTTCTTGTATTTTTATCTTGCTTGGATAATTTATCTATAGTAGATTTATCCAATAGGTTAAACTCTTTTATCAATGAGAAACCAGCATCTTTCATATCATACTCAAATATATCAGTATTAAAAAGATACGGGTTACTCTCATTGACATATAAATCGTGTTCATACATAGCTTATTACCTTATATGAATAATTTGATAGACTCAAGCATTTCTTCTTTAGTCATTCCTTCCATATATAAACCATCTTTCTTTAATAACTTTCTAAGTTTCTTTTTACTCATCTTCTTAAATTCTTTCATTTTATTATTTTCATCTTTATTATAATTATCTTTAGCTTCTTTAAGATAGCTATTACATATTTTAAGAACTTCTTTCTTATTGTATTTAATTAGCGAAATCATTCCTGACGAATAATACTTGTAATTATAACAAGGATATCCAAAATGAATAAATATAAATTCAGATAAGTATTCTAAAAACTTCATTGATTTTTCTTCTTTAAAAGTATTCATGAAGACTATATTATATTTTTCTTCAATACTACCTTTAATAAGAGTTGCAAAGAAAGCTTTATTAGTTTCTAATTGCTCAAAGTATCTATCTTTAAATTTCTCATCAGATAGAGTAGAACAAACTTCTGGGTTAGGATATAACATATTTTTTGCTTGAACTATATTTTCGTGTTCACCAGATGAACTTATCCTAGTACTTACCAAGACATACTGGCATTTGAGTATGTCTTGGTAACTTTCATGTCGAAGAAATATGTTCTGATATACTTTTGAGTTAGTATAGTACAACATGTCATTATTTCTTCTTTGGTTTTCTTATTACTGGTATTTCAGATAAGTCATCAAAATCTATTTCATCTGGGTCTGTTTCTGTTACTTCAATATCATCTGGAATATTTACAGGCTTATCTTCTTTACTCTCATCTTCATCTACATGAGATGGTGGTTGTTGAGGATTTATGTAACTTGATATCTGTGGTTCTTCTTTGACTTCTGATGATTGCATCTTGTCTTTAAGGTCTTCCACATCAATAACAACTTCAGCTCCAACTTTTTTATCTTCTACTTCACCGTCTGTAGTTGTTGTTGTTTTAATTTCTACTGCAGCAACTGGTTGTACTTCTTTAACAACTTCATTTACCATCTCTTCAATTTCTTCGTCACTCATATCTGCGAGTTCTTCTGCAAGTTCATTAAACTCATCATCATCTTCGTCATCTTCTATAGATGCTTCTAATAATGGAGCTACAACACTATAGATATCCTCAGTAGTTATAACGTATCCACAAACATCAAACATATCCTCTCTCCATTTAGCTTCAAGTGAGAGAGATGTATTAATGTCAGCTGATATTATCCTTGCAAAGTTCTCGAGGTTATTATATCTACTATCGTAGAAATTTCCCCAGTCTATATCATCAATAGTTCTATTCTCTAATTCGAGAATTAATTCAGCATACTCTCTGAAACTTTTAATGACATTAGCCTGCAAATTACCAGTACTACTTGTATCAAGAATATAGCATCTATAGAACATATCATCCTTATCATAGATTATCTTGAATTTATTTCTATCATATCTATCGATATTATACTGATCGAATACATTTATTATCTTATTAATATCATCTGTTACTGCAAATGGTATTGTATTAGAGAGAGCGTAGTCTATGAATGCTCTTCCGAGAATCTGTTCATTCTCTATAGCAATATCATCTGGAATTACTCTAGTATTTAATTTCAATCCAACTCTTTCAAATCTTGATTGAATGAATACCATCTGCAATTCATTATCTACTTCAAATGATACTGGTTCATATTCTAAGGTATCTTCGTGTATTTCCTCAGTATCAAGCAAACCATTATGGTATCTTTCAACACCATCATCTTCGCTATCAGGTATACCATCGGTTTCAGTGTATTGGAATATACCATATTGATCAAAATATCTTGGTTTTGGCTCATTGTCATCTACAATAGTTTCCTTATTTCTTCTAGTATCTATCATAGAGAATAATTGAGCTTCAAAATCTGTACCAGTATTATTTACAAACATATCATTTTTCGTACCAGCAAGAAACTCATCAAGTTTCCTCAGATTTTCCTGTTGCTCCTCATATGATAAATCCCACATATCGTACTTTTTATTTTTCTTCTTCTTTCCCATTTCTTTATCTCCTTTATTTTAATTTACCTTTTAACATCAGTTCTTGAGATGGCGGATTATCCCAATCTTGATTGTTAATCTCCAGTTCTTCTTGAACTTCTTTTCTATATTCTTTCAAAATAGCTCTAGGGGATTTAGATTTCTTTTCTTTCTTTACACCCTTAGTTACTTCAAATGATGGTATCAACTCAACAGATTTCAGAGGTTCATCTAAAAGATATCCTAGTCGAGTAATATCTCCTATCTCAGCATTCTGTTGTTCTTTACTAATCTTTCTTCTTAATTCACCAAATGTATATTTTCTACCACATGTTGGACAACTTAAGTTTACATAATTAGCATCATATTTTAACATTGATACATCATCACATTCACAGTTAAATACATTGAATTTTACATTATAGATATAAGCAAAATCCAATATACATATAGTACCATCAACTCTTGTTCCCCAGTTAGTATAATTCTTACTTGTTACTCCAACATCTCCTATCAAGAACTGAGTTGATATCAAACCAAGAATTTCTTTCATATCATCTTGATACATATGGAATTCTTGTAGTGTAAATATATTTACATACTCAGTTACTGCGAACAACCCATTTGTACTACATTCATATACCTTTACTACATACGGTTGTAATTGCTTTGTATATAAGAACTCTCTTTTATTATCAATCATTCCATCTTTATCCAAAGCTATCTTAACAGCATAACCATCAATCAAGACAGCCATTCTGTTAGTACCTGAACCTAGTGTAGTATAAGGAACTTCATTATCTGTTAGTAATGCTCTAATATACTGACTCTTCATATTATTATGAATATTTGTAAGCATAGTTACTTTCAAAATATCCAAACATAACTGGTCATTAAAGTATTCTAACAACAAAGACCTTTTATTACCAAACACAAAATCTCCTTTCCATTATTAGAAATCCCAAGTAGAATTCATTAATTTCTCTTTATCCTTATTGGTTTCTTTATTAAGTTTACCAAGAGTCTTTTTAGCTTTCTTCTTGAGTTTCTTTGTTTTCTTTCTTACTTTCTTTTCTTCTTTAGATAGATTTTCATCATCGAAATCTTCTCCAAGTTGTCTTCTCTTATTAGCTATCTGCAGACTAACTAATTTCTTCTTAAGAAGTTTCTCTTTCTGGAGTTGTTCTTTACGAATCTTTTCGAGTTTCTTCATTCTCTCTTTATTACCAAAGAGATTTCTGATATCCCAATTATGATTCTCAAGAGCTTTTCTCAATTCAATTGATTCTATCTCTTCTTTTGTCTTTAACTTACCATTATACTGAGTCTTAACTTGAGTACTCTCCCATTCTTCTAATTTAGCAAGATACTTATAATAATCTTTATCATTAGTCATATCTCCCTTAAATTCTGGCATTCTACTCAATACTAAAGTTTGGCTATTATCATATAAATCAAACTCAGCCATATCTGCACTGAGCATATCTGATATGAAACCAGCTATACCAAGAGACCCTTTCTTTTTCTTCTTTTCTATGCTCTTATAAAGATTACCTAGGTCTGGTAATGCTTTAATAGATTTCTTTATCTCTTTCTTAGTAATAGGAAGAACCATATTATCTGGTACATTCTCACCATCTTCGTAAAGAGATACAGGAGCATAGACTTCTGTTTCTTCATCTTCATTAGAATTAATTGCTCTTTCAATTATTCTCTTATCTTCTTCACTAAAGAGAACATCGTAAGCATCTTCTAATTCTTCTTTCGTATAGACTTCATGGTCTTCCTCTTTCAAGAAGTCTTCAGCAGGTGCATCTGATAGAATATACTCTGTTAAATACTCAGTATCAACAGACCTCCTACCCGAACCCTTAAACTCTGGCAAAGTTAAACCACTAATCCATATTTTACCTCTAAAGAATAATTTCTTAAATTCATCTGGAGAATAAACAAAATTATCCTTTGCTACTAAATCCAGACATTTTAAAGCTTCCCTCATTGCTTTAATATACTCAGGGAATTTTCTGAATTTATGTTTGTACTTACTAAAAGTCTTAAAAGCTTCGTAGTACTTATACTTCTTTTTTCTTTCTTCTTCTGATAAATGATACTCATCACCAAACTCATGAACGACAACAGTTCTGAATTCTTCTTTCATCATCTCTTCTCGTTCTGCTTTTAACCTTGGTAATTTAGCCCTCACGGTTTCTATATCAATATCTTGAACTTTATTGGTTGTAGCTTCTCCACCCTCTTCACCAAATTGATATAGAGTATCATCATTATCACTTACCATGATATTAATCATACATAAAAAATCTCCTTTCGTTAAAATAATATATCAAAATACATACATACTAGTAATTATGTAAATTAATTACATAAATGATGATTAATTAAGCCGATACATAATAAACTCCTATTAAAAGCAAAATATGATATGTACTTGGATATACCAAAATGTATATCCAAGTACATAATTTTATTCCCTTAAGCAACCTGTATCTCATCTTTAGATAAGGTTTGCTTTTCTAATTCATCAAATCCATCTACGTCTAAATATGTAAATTCTTTTACAAGAGCATCAAATGAATCTGATGTTAAGTTAGCAGTTTTCTCTAACTTTCTTTCTATTTTCTCATAGATATCTTCAGAGATATATGGTTCATATATTCTCAAGAATTCTGAATAATTCCCATAGCACATATTTAATGGTACAAATACTTTTGTAGAGTTATGAACCATTTCGTGTCCTGTTCTTGATAAAGGAACTAATCCAACTAAATTCTGATAATGTAAATCCATTACTTCATCTGATATATCTAAAGCATTTATTTCTAAACCCTCTTCTTGGTATTTAGTTAATACTACTGATACTATATCGAATAAGGTAAGTGGTTCATGGTGTATTTCAATCTTAATTCTTTTCTTAGCATTAGAACCAGCGGTTATCTTCTGGAAGAAGATACAGCTATCTAATCCAACATTCTCTTTCAAGAATTCTATATAATTTCTATACTCCAAAGAAGCTCTTACCAATTTCTCTACAGTTTTAATAAATTTTATTTTATCTTTCTCAGTAACTAAATTAACTTGATATTCCATTGATTCGGGTTTAGTCAATTTAAGGTTTTTTATAAATTCACTCTTATTCTTACCCATATAGGTTAATCACCAACTTTCTATCGAGATTACCTAAATGTGATAATGGATTAGAAGTTATTCCTTCAAGGGTTTATATGACTCGCCGTATATCCGCATGTATATAGTATACTCATCGAACTCTGGCATAATATTGTATGATGTTTCCATAGACTCAATTTTATCATATACTTCTTCTTCATCAGCAATATCTATATACCTACAATTATATCTAAATACACTATAATACCCTAATCTGAGCAATGCGTTAAGTACTTTCTTATTAAACATATCCAATGCAAATATGTTATTCCAATCGATACTATAATCGATATCATTAAATATCATATCTAGTTCATCTCTAAGGCATTCATATTCTGAAACAGGTACTGGTATTTCTATTCCTGCAGCTTTAATAACTTTATTTTTATTAAAACCACTAGTGATAAAATTATAAGTATCAATATACCTACTTCTATCGTGTTTTACAAGTGTAGCGAAATCATTTCTATCCATATTTCCTTTAACAACTTTAAATTTACTCATATCTCTTAATTCTGTAAATCTTTTTACAAATTCTTTAATACCAGTAATACCATATAATGTAGGTTTACCATCTACTTCAGATATTCTATAAATCTTCCATATTTTCATTTGCATAATCCTTTCTATAGGTTATTCCAAATACTCTAGCAAATATTGAGACTTCGTCAAATGCTATATCATCAAGACAACCACTCTCACTATCGTTAGTAATATATGTGTTACCTATTAAATCAGATACTATTCTACCATATTTATGATTGAAGTATTTAGTTACTTCTAATAACTCATAAATATAATCTCTATTATCAGAATATAATGAAAATGGGTATAATGAAATACATTCATCATACTCAAATTCAGTACAGTAAACATCTTGTAATTTTAATGTATAAATACCATCAATAGTTTCTTTAGTTTTTAACTGATGTGGTCCATAATGTCCTATACTAGAATAATCATTTACTAAGCATACATAATCTTCATAAGAGATATCAATTTTATCAATAGTAAATTTTGTCATATCTCTACTCTCTTTAAAGATATTCTTAAGTTCTTTACTTTTGGTATATCCATAGAGCATTTCTATAATACCATTATTTCTTCTTATGTAATTATCTTTTGGTCTGGGAATATGAAAATTGATTTCATTTTCTTTTGTCAATTTCAAATAGAATAAATATACTTTCATAACTAAGCACCTATAAACATAAACCTGAATAAATAGAATAATATAGTTACTGTAGATTTAGTAACTCTAGTATCTGGTTCTTTTACTATTTCTAATACATCATAAACAGCACTTTGATACTTTGAATTAAGATATTTATAGCAATTAGTATCATCATCAGAGAAATGAGCTAGTATGAAATCTTCTGCTTCATTACAGACTCTATATTCATTCTCTATAGATATAATTCCCATATCCTTTAATTCTCCTTTGTGTTTTATTTTGTACATAAACAAATCTAATTGATGTGTTTTATACTTCTTCTTTAATTCTTTTAATCCTTTCTTATCTACTTTTTTACTTCTTACTTTAAATACTGATTCAGACCTAGTATTTATAAATTCATCTACCATTGTCTTATCAGTACTCCATGCATATAATCCATACATAATATTATTCTTATACACATATTTCTCTGAGTTATCAATAAAGTATATATATTGTAAATTAAATACATTTATTGGTATCTCAATATTGATTAGAAAAACCTCCATAATAGCTTTGCTTCCTTTCATAAATTAGTTTACTATACTTTAAAATAGTATATAAAAATAAACACAGTGCCTAAAAACACTTAGGTAACTTACAACATAGAAAGGAACTTAGTAAAAATGGCTGTTACAAAAAACCATGCCGAATTAGGTGTTGTTAAAAAGAATGGTGATGTTGATGTCCTTTATTTAAAGAATGAAGGTAGAGATGTTGTTATATCAAGAGATCAAAATGCTAATATCCCAGCAGATGTACAGACAGTACAAGATTTGGTAAATAAGTTAAAAGCATTAGCTTTTGGTGACGGTGAAAACCTTGTTTATATAGGTGAAGGTGAAGTAGGTTCAGGTACTTTACCACCAATGACAGAAGTGGATGATAATAGACTCAGTGTTACTTTAACATGGTCTAGTCAAAAGATATATGATAATTATAAAAAGTATATTCCAGGATATGTAATAGGTGAAGAGAATAAGTTTGATGTATTTGATATGTTATATCTTGCTCCTACTACATTTGCAATAGACACATTATCATATCCACAATTTAAATCAAACTGTCCTGATTCAAATGCAGATGCAGAGTGGTTAGTTCACTATTATCCAGTTACTATGGATAGATATAGTGTGGAAGGAGCTCCAGGTAGCCCTAGTACACCAAGAACTGCTTGGCAGGAGTGGATAAAAGTTGCTGATTCATCTGGTAGACCACTAGTACCACTTGAAAGATGGTATAGAGTATATAGCGGTAGTCAGTGGCAACAGTTCGAAAGAGCTATGTAAATAAAAAAAGAAATAGGTAGATTTATTTTCTACCTATTTCTAATTTCTTTAACCGAAAAGATGTTTATTCGCTTTCATAAGTTTCTTCTTCTCTTTCTGAATCTTCTTGAAAGTCTTCTCGAACTTATCTTTCTTCTTTTTATCCTTTTTCTTATCTTTTTTCTTTTTAGCTTTCTTCTTTAATATTTTCTTCTTCGTCTCAGGAGAAATATAATCACCTCTTAAAGCATCAATAAAACTTCTTGGTGTACCATCGGCATAAGTACCACACATTACTTCTTGAGATGATAATCCATCAATGATATCACCTGTAATTCTTCCAAACCCTGATAATAAGGTTGCCTTTAAATCATTCTTTTTCTTTCTTTTCATTTTGTTAAACCCTTTCTTATTGCAATAAATTATTTAGTTACAGATAAATAGTATATAATTCTATCTACTTTGCGAATTTCTATAAATCACATTTAAATTAATATACTAAGAAGAAAGGAAATTAATTTATGAATCTATCTAGTATAGTAACCAGAATTAAATTAAAACTGGGATTAATAAATTTAGCGACTCCTTTTCCTAATATGGATGAAACCATTCAGACTATAATACAAGAAATTACTCTACCAGTATTTTCATTATATTTTCCAGATAAAGATACATTACATCTGAATATAAAAGATTTAGAGTTATTAGAGAAAACTACAGAATATCAGAAAGTATTATTACCTGATTTCCAAACAAGGAAATTGATATATGTATTTAATGTCTCCTATAATCAATGTAACTTATCTGGAATAGGAAATTATGGTGTTGGTGTACCTTTATTACAAGGTGGAGTATTTAGACAATTAATGCTTGCTAATGCGGGAGCTAGTCTAATGAATACAATGATACCTAAGATGTCTTTTAAGTTTGAACCACCAAGAACTGTATATATTTTCAATGCTTGGAGTAGTAGTAATTTACAATGGGATTTAGGATTTGAACATGATAAAAGTTTAGCATCAATACCAGAAACTGTAAGAGAAGAATTCTTAAAACTTGCAATGTTAGATGTTAAAGAAAATATATATCCTACACTAAAGCAATATACAGAGATAAATACTTCATTAGGAAATATAAATCTTAAATTAGATGACTGGTCTGATGCTGATAATATGAGAAGAGATTTATTAGATAAATGGGATGATGTATATCATCTTGAATTTACTCCAATGTACTATTTATAGTACAGGAACATAGAAAATGGGAATATACTAATATATTCCCATTTTCGTATTTTTAGTATATAGATATATTATTTTTCTAGTAATAATAAATAAGTTTGATGAGTGACTACGACTCTTAATGGTGGAGAAAGCGAGATTTTTATGTTAGAAATAAAAACAACAGAAGAGTTCCGATATGAAGAAATCATTGGTGAGGAGAAACGGTTCGTCTTAGATGATATTGAAGGATATTATCTATATGAAGAGAATTGGTACGAACCAATGGAGTACAAATTCATGCGGCTTACCTGGAACGGAACCAATATATTGTGGGACTACGGATACCATATAAAGGGTCCTATTCCATCAGATAATGCTCTAAAAGAGTTATCAAAAGCATTTGATAGTTCTCTCTACGACTGTATTAAAGCAGGAATGTACAAGACAATTTAAGAAGGAATGTGAAGATAAGGACAAATAATCCTTATCTTCTTTTTTTATATTAGTTCTATTTTAATTCCTAAATCTTTACAATATTGATACTCTATCTGA